TTTTCCACTTACATCATTGAAACCCAAAGTGTGAAGTCTTATGAGAGTTCGTCAGGTCAAATGCATGAGTGCACTTTCATGGTGGTTAGAAATGATGGGTTTTCGTTCGGTTTTGCAGTGATTGCCTCATTCGAGGTTGTTAAGGGTAAACTCCGATTAGTGTCCCTTCGCTCTCAACCATTAAAGGACCAGGCTCCCGACAATGTAAAGGTTTACACAAAGGGGTCCGCTGGTAAAGAATTTATTGACTATAAACTTGTAAATGAAAGTGCGATCCCAAAGGTTGGTGAGTTAGATTCTATAAAAAATAAATTGAGTTAATTGTAATGATCAACATCAATGACATCATAGAGATTGATGATAAAAAGAAGAAGATCAAAAAGGAAATGTATATGAAAATTTACGAACAGTTTTCTTCAAAGATTAAACAATGTGTAGAACTTGGTCATAAACAGGTATTTTTGACAGTACCCTTATTTTTGATTGGGTATCCTGTTTTCGATAGAGGTGCAGCAGCTCGATATATTGCTAGACAATTTGAACTCGGTGGGTTTACGGTTCAGTTAGTAACCGAGTTTGACATTTACGTATCCTGGAACATGTCTAAGAAAAGGAAAGAGCGTGAAGATACCGTGGATGATACAGACTTCCCAAATCTAATGAATCTCAAGAAGATGGCTAACAAATACAGGAGAAATGGTGCGTAGTAAAATATTAATTTAAAACCCAATTAATCATAAATGGATAATTTGAATGTACTCGTCGAAGCGAAGAAGGAGTATCTCGGACAAATGTGTACTATTATGTGTCCAACTATGATTGACGTTTTTAACGACATGTATGATGAAGCGAACAGTCTTTCCAAGGGGCGAAAGGTTCTAATTATGTTTCAAAAGTTACTCAAGGAAGTACCAAATTGGTCGAATGCCATGTCTAAACAACATGGGGAAAACGTCGCTAACCGGTGCGCTTGGTTCAGTGATCTTTTAGCCGCTGTTTTCGTTGCGTGCACTAAAATTCTGTCAGCTGTTCGTCTCAAGGCTGACAACAAAAAGATATCTCTCAAACTCCCAACAAATGAAGTTTTCATTCAAACGTGTTACAACAATATCGCCAAGGATCTTTACAGGGATCCCTACATTTTCCACGAAGATCTAAGCGTTTATAACAGGGATGAAAAACTGACTATTCGTTTTTGCTTGGCGATTGAAAATTCGGTAAAAGAATTGATCCCCGTTCAGCAGATTCTTCAAACGTACATGTCCCAGGATTCTAGGGACATCGATTTGGATGGTGACGTAGAGGATAGTGAGGACCCTGATATCTTCGAAGGACAAGAGGAGGAAATGATTCCGGAACCAGACGGTGCCGCTATGGAGCAAACACCAGAAGAACTCCAGGAAGGGCAACCCATGGAGGAGCACGAACCCGAAAATTTCGAGAATGAGTTTAAAACCATACCAACCGTTCAAACATCTGAACCACCACAAGAGCCTCCAATGGAGCCAGTGGAACCAGTGGCCCAACCGGAAGATGATGTATTATTTGGTGACGCACCAGAGTATCGTACAAAAAATCCCAGGTATAATTAAATGGAACTCTCCGATTATTTACGCGACCCAGTGTACGCAGCTTTAATTGCCGGTGGTACGACAGCTGGTTATATTCATCTCAAAGCGTATTTGAACAACGAAGGAAAATTAGAACTAAACCAATACACCAAACCAGCCGTACTCGTCGCGATTCTCGTATACGTGATCGTACTCAATGGGTTAGGTCAAAAAGAGGTAATTTCTAATGATCCTTTCTAAACTTAAAGATTACACCTTACTATTAAGAAAATGGCTTCCGTTACTGCGTTTAATGACATGATGGGACAATTTCTTGTGGAATTGCACAAGACTTTTCCAGAGGAAAAAAGTATCAAGAAAATGCTTACGTCATTTGATCTTATTAAAAGCACTTCACCCCGTCTCCTTGTTGATGGGTTTATGAAGAGTGTGACCCCATACGCAGACAAGATTTCAGGCAAGGATGAGAAATTTATTCTCAAGGATTCTAAAAACATCGATTTCCTCAACGAGATTGATATGAAAAAGCTTTGGAAGCACATGCAGGAAAGTACGAAGGATGCAGTTTGGCAGTATCTTCAGACACTCTACATCCTAGGTACTACCATTCAATCTGTACCCGAGGATACCTTAAATGCAATTGAGGCTATGGCTAAGGAATGCGCGGATAAGATACAAAATGATGGCGGTGGTGACATTAATCAGGATGCATTGATGAAAATGATGGGAAGCATGTCTGGTATGTTGGGTGGTCTCCCAAAAAAATAAACCTCATCTATATTAAATGAAAGTTTGGTTTGAAGATCTTACACAACTTGTCAATAATAAAAAAATTTTAGACTTCTGGCCTAATAGTAAACAAACACCAGAAGATCGGATCAATGCGGCTTCACGGTTTATCATTTATGCCACGTGTCTCCTTTTTGTTATCCGCCGTGACCCACGTGTATTCGTTCTAGGTATTACTGTTCTCTCGGTCATGTATGTCATGTATAAGGCAAAACTTATCAAAGAGCCTTATGGTACTAAAGAAAATGCAACTTGTCAAAAACCAACGAAGGAGAATCCTCTCGCCAATGTGTTGATGAGTGATTATACCGACGCCCCAAATAGGTTGGAGGCGTGTTATTATGCGACAGCGCAACCCTTGATTAAGAAATTCAGTAGCGACCAAATTTCATATGATTCGGGGCGTTCTCGTTCCACTTTACCGGTTCACAAGCGTAATGCTTTTGAGCGTCAGTTTGTTACCGCCCCAGTGTCAACAATTCCAGGCGATCAGACAAAGTTTGCGGAGTGGTTGTATGGCGCGAAGGATAAGAAGATGTGTAAGAGTGATGGGGGGTCGTGTGATCCCAATGCGAGAGGGGTTCAGTTAAATGCATTCTCAGGTCTAGGGTCAAATGGAGACAAAAGGTCGGGAATGCATGGTGGAACAGTCTAGCTTAGATTAATATTCTCATGTAATAATAAATGGCGTATCAGCTCCAACCTGGTCTTTCTATTGTCGACAATAAAGGTGCTCTCCCCTCCGTGAGAGCTACCGATGAAGTTTTCGTTTACCCTCAGCCCAGCCACTTGAATAATGGTTCTCGGCCCAATACGATGTTATACGGCACTGCCCCCTACATGGCTGGTAAGGGTGCTCCCGCCAAATACATTGACACTTCCGATGAACTCCGACCCCAATCCACTTCCCGTTTCAACAAGACTATCGTTCAAACATACGAACGTAATCTCTTCCCTCTTATAAACACGGAATGCAAGGTCCCCCTCCGTTCCATGAAATATGAACCTGCGAGTACCCGCGCGGACCTCCAAAATGGCCTTTTCCAGAAAAGGTATGTTAATAAAAATGTCAGTAAGAAATAAGAATGGCTGATCCTATATCAATGTTAGCTATAGCTGGTCTCGTTTACGCTGGACGAACGTTAAGTACTAATTCTAAAACTGAAAAATACAGCCCAGAAGCGAAAGTTGTATTAGCGAATGACGGGGCAGGACCTGCAATCCCTCCACCATTTAAGGAAAATAACTTTGTTTCCCGTGTGGAAGTTCCTGCCAAGAAGGAGATGGAAAATTTCGCGGATATTAGCCGTCAACAGAGGAGTAGTGGTCAGGAAGTTCTCGATATGCGTGGTCGTATGTTCGACCATGGGCGCATGAACAATCTTTCCCCAGTGGAAAAACAATTGGTTGGTCCAGGTTTGGGTGTTGACTCAAATGTACCAGCTGTCGGTGGCTACCAACAAATGTTTAGGGTTAACCCTATCAATGTAGGTGAATACCGTTTAACAACTTTACCAGGGCGTAGTGGTCCAGCTGCCGACATCACTGGTGGGCGTTCCGCTAAGGTGGGTCAGTTGACACATAACAAACCTGAGACAACGACATATCTCCCAACTCGATTACCTACCATGGCTGGACGCGCCCAGGGAATGACAGGTGTTGTACCACGCAACGAGCATGAACGAACCAAAAGAACCACTAACCGTTCCGAAACCGGTACACGTAACGATGGTTTGGGTTACAATGGTGCTAAACGTCTGGTATCAGCACAAACTTTAGCCCAAGATCCTACCCGATTCAAGGCTGATCGCAATGACGAACAATACAAGTATAACAACCAACCAGCACCCGGTATTCATAGTTTCCATGGTGCGTACACTAGTGGTGTTGCGAGTCAGGTTACCGCCAAGACTAACGAAGAGTTGATGAAGTATGGTTTCCGACCCGAAGATCGTCGTGGTAAACCAAACCGTATGGGTAATGCTGGTCGCATGAATGTTAGGGAGAGTGCCTTGAAGCAAGGTGGTGCACTTACCGCAGTCAGGAGTGATACTACCCGTCTTGATGGACGTGTTAACGCTGCAAACGGTGGTTGGACCCAACAATACCAGTCCAAAACATTCCATCAACTCAACCCTTACAAGGGTAATGAAAACCCAAACTCCAGGCGTCTCGATATTGCTTCGAAACAATTGCAGAACAACCCCCTTTCCCATGCCCTTTATCGTTAAGTTGTCGATTTAGATTGTTGAAAACAATCATTAAAATATTATACCCGTATTTTAATGAAGGTTCATACACTTAATATAGATAGTAGTCAGCGTGAATCGAATGTGTATCTCCACGCGAATAATTACGTTGTTCGTTTAAAAAATCCAATTTACGACGTTACACAGTTTAAACTTGTGTCTGCTCGTATCCCCACACCCCAATTGATAACTTGCGCTACAAATAAGACTTTTAGTGTGAATGGAACCGATTTTACGTTAGATGAAACGAATTACCCAACTGGTACAGAACTTGCTTCAGATTTAGACACGAAATTGGCTCCACCGAATAGTAACGTTGACACTGTTACGTTTGATTCAGACACAGATAGTTTGATATTCTCAAATACAACAGCTGGAACTCATAACTTTACATTTGAGTTCCTAGATGGAACGAATGGATATTCAGATAAATCGTCTTTATTAACAACACCACACCAAGTGTTAGGATTTACGTCTAATACACACACATCAGTCGATAAGGTACTCAGATCGGGTGCTATTAATCTCGTTGGACCAAATTCTTTAGTACTAAAGGTTACAGCTGGTTCTGATGAGTTTACACAATCTATCTATACCTCTACACCCTTTTATACAGGTCATATTCTTCTCGATGGTACTAAATTTATAAATGTAAATGGTTCAGATGATTCAATCGTACACCATTTTCATTCGGGTCCACAAAAATTGATAGATGAACTTAAGATTGAATTTTTCTACATGAGCCATGGAAGACTTATTCCTTATGATTTCAGAAATCAAGATCATATATTGAAATTTGAAATACAGGGTTCTACGAATAAGTTGGAAGGTTTAACGAAAGTTCCTATTGATAAATTCGATAAAAAGAAAGGTGAGAAGGGAAAAGAAATTACAGAGAAAGTAAAGAAGCCCGAAAGTGAGGTTCTTTATAATCGAGAAGTATTTATTTACATTGGAATTATTGTTTTCATTGGTATACTGTTGATGTTCCTTATGAAAGGAAGCTCACCACCGCTT